ATGCGTCGCAAGACTGCTGGTGAGGGGTCATGGACTTCAGACTCCTCAACACTTGTGAACGTCAGCCACGAGTTTTGTCCTGAAGAGGACGAGGGAGTCGATCATCTTGATGGGAAGCTGCGCGTCACTACTGAACGCCAGTTCAGTCTTGACGTGCCGCACTTCGAGACGGACGACGTCCCTCGCAGGTTCGATGATATGGCCAACCCTCACAACCAGTGCGGTCCTCTTCTACGTGATGAGGTTCCAGTGGTTACAGGGTCCGATTATCAGTCTTTCATGTCAGCTTTCAACAAACGTTGTAACACCCTTCACACTGATGATATCAGTGATGATGTGTACAATGCCGCTTACGACTTGACGACTTCACTCCCGTCTGCTCATTTACTTGAGTGGGAGGAGAATGAGGTCGATCGAGAGAGGTGGATGGCCAAGTTTGACCCGTGCAAACGGGCACGCATGGAAGACGCGTATCACGAGATCACCAATACATCTCTCAAAGACATAGGTCTTAAAGATCTGTCAGTTAAGCACGAAACTCTTATTAAGAGGAACGACCCTTCTTGGGCGCCCAGAGTCATTTACGCTGGGACTGACGTCTTCAACGCTGTCACTGGCCCCGCGGCCATGGTAGCTATGGAGCGTTTCAATTCCATGATGGCTTTGGGCCCCATAGAAGGGGTCGAAACCATGACTGCTTACAAGCAAACAGATGTCATTCTCGCTTCTTTCGTTAGTTCTGACGCTAGCTTGCCGCACATAGTTGAAGGAGATTATTCCTCCAACGACAAAGAGCAACGCGGCCGCGTCATGCTTTTGTTCAACCGTTTTTTGATGCAGGCCAAGATGCCTAGCTGGCTCATGGTTCTGCTCAAAGGCATCAACAAGTTCAAAGTGCGTTCAAGACATTTTGGCCTTTCAGCAACACTTGAAAATCAACTTCCTACCGGCACAACTTTTACTACCGTCCGCAATTCGTATTACAATTGGGTTATGTTTACGACTGCCATGAAATCACAAAAGATCAGCGCTCGAGCGCTGATACTTGGTGATGACCTTTTGGCTTCCGTGAGCAAACCGGTTGATTTGCGTTTGTGGGTGGAACATGTCGGTCGTTTTAAGATGAAGCTTAAGGCCAAAGCCCCCTTGTTTTGGGGCGACGCCACTTTTCTTTCCCGCCGCCTTATTTGCGATCGAGAGCACCCTTGCATGGTGCCGCTCATCGGTAAGGCGGTTTGTCGTTTTAACGCTCGAGCACTTTACACTGAGGACAAGACTCACTCTCAATATATGTCTGGCAAATCCTTGTCTTATGCTTACGAGTTTAGGCATGTCCCTTTTCTTAGGGATTTCTTCCTTCAGCGCCACGTGATGGAAGACTCAAGTAGGTTGTCTCTCGATGACCTTACTTGGCATGCCAAGACTTCCGGCATAGATTTGTCTAACATAGTCAAGACCATAAAGAGTGAGACTGTCGTTCTCAGTGATGAAGAGTTCAGGGATTGGGCCATGGAGGTGTACGACCTCGGCCTTGTTGATCTTGAAGAAGTTTTAGAACTGGTAATTCTTTCCGATGAACCCACACTTGTTGAGCACCCGTCAGTGTCTTTTCTCGCAAGAGATTGGGCCTAAGGCGCTCTAACTATTGGTGCTGCAGGGATGTGAATTCCCAACCGGTTTCGGCCGGTGCACCTCAGATAGGTCTGAAGGGCATGACCCGAAAC